TTGATTGGTGAATCTTCAATCCTTTATCTTTGAGAAATTGTGGTAAATGTTTATTGCTTGTATCAATGTAGTGAATATATGGTTCACCAGTCATCATACGAAGCTCTAGAATTTTTTGCCAGAGTTCTTTTGCTGACACCACTTCACGGACTTCACCAGAATGTGGATCTTTTAATTCCCAATCATCTTTAGCTTCAGGATCAAGCATGCATGTTTCAATGATATGCATGAAGTCATCGGTGATATTAATACCATGATGAAGATTTAAACAACGGACATTAGGATCACCTGTCGGCTTCCTCATGTCTAAAAATTGAGTAATGTCCGGATGAGAAATATTGAGGTAAGCAGCATAACTGCCCCTGCGAGTGCGACCTTGCCTGTATGCCAAAGAACTGGCGTCATAGATTTTGAGGTGAGGCATGACACCAGTAGATTTATCGTCTGCTGAACGAATACCAAAGCCAATACCAACACCACCCCCGAGCATAGAAAGCCAATTAGTTTCTGATAGATTATCAACTAGTCCCTCCGCAGTATCTTCAATGTAATTAAGGAAACATGATATAGGCATACCACGCTTAGAACGACCAAAAGAGAGAATGGGAGTAGAATAACTGAGCCAATGCTTACTGCTGTATTCATATAATCTTTGCGCATGTTCCGGATTGGAACTAAACGATTTTGATACAAATGCAAATCTGTGTTGTGGGGATTCTTCATCTTCCTTCATGTAACTTTCTTTTAATCTTTTAACTCCAAGTTCGTCAAATAATTTATCTCGTTCTAAATCTATATTAATCCCTAGATATTTCATGTTCACCTTATTATTGTTATTGTTAATACAAATTTTTTAACTACTAAATCTTTTTCCAACTCACAAATTCCATCTTTGCTCTAAGATTTATAAAGGTATTTTTACTTATAAAATCTTGTATTTCATCTGGCGAAAAACCAGATAATACCATGTCATTAATATCTTTTTCTTCAATCATTTCAGGCCATATAACAACATTAAAATGGTTATCTATGGCGTGTTCCATCTTAGAAACAATTTCTTTGTTACGTGGCTCATTGTCGAACACCAAAACCACCTTGGACTTGTCCAATAAATCGGTAATCGATTCCAAATTAGAGTCTGCTGTTGCCACTGCATTCTCTAAAAACATTGAATCAATAGGACCCTCAAGTACATATATTAATTCTTCTTCATTGATTTTGTCAAGCCCAAATACTTTTTTATTATCATCATGTAGCTTTAAAGTTATGTATCTTAGCTTGGATTCGCCTAACGCTCTCCCCTGTATTGCAACCAGATTTTTCTCTTTGTCGTAAAACGGAATAACGAGGCGTGGGTCATCTTTGTGAAGTCCCTCTTTCTCAATCCCAAGATTTTGTATGAAGGCTGCAAAATCTTCCGCAAAGTATAATTGCGAGTAAAAGGTCTCTGGAATCCTTCTTTGCTGAACATAGTTTTTAGCAAAATGTGCTTCTGGTAACGATTCGATTGATGGAAGTTCCAAGGCTTTCTTAAACTTTGGTGCCTCCTGTTTATATTCATCAAAATCCGGCTTGGGGTAGTTGTTGTTTCCGGTTTCTCCATTTTTATATCTCTCCAACTGATACTCTTTGAGAAGTGTATCGTCTACTTGTTTTAAAAAATTATAAAAAGTAGTTGATACACCACAATTATGACACATATAAAAGTAATCATTTTTTTTGCGATAAACATAACCACGAGATTTTAATTTATTCTTTTGTGAGTCGCCACAAAGCGGACACCTGAAATTATAAAGGTCATCCTTCTTCTTGGCAAACCTTTGTAATTTAGGCGATACTTGTAACAGGAAGCTCCTGTCAATAAAAACACTCATAATATAAAACCAATCAATTATTTAATAAACTTGCTTATTGTATCAGGATTAACATGAGAAATCAACCACGATATAGCAATAATACCACCGGCAACCATCCACTTCCATTTGAGTAAAGCATCAAGAGCATCTTTCTCTTGTTTGTTATGTTCACTCATATCTTTACGGAGAGATTTAAATTCTTCCATAATTTCTTTATTGGAAATTTCCATTTTATCTAAAACGGTATCAATTCGTTGATGAATCTCTTTAATATCGGCTTCCGTTTCGAGCCTGCGATTATCCATATCCGTATATACCTTTGCAATGTGACGGTCGTGTTGATCCACCAGTTTTTCTATGACCTGATCCATTTTATTACAAAGAGCAGATAAAGTCAATACTTGTGTTTTTAAAACACCAATGTCGACCTTGATATCGGTATCGTCAAACTCTGCCATTTATTTTTTCTCTGGAACTGCGGTGCCTTCTAACTTCTTATGCACTTTAATTTCTTTGCAAACTTCTTTTTCTTTACCAGTTTTTTGGTCTTTTTGCATTACACAGGCTTTCTTTGTTTCGGCTGCATAAGCAACTTGATAACCAACAAAAGACCAGACCACGAGATTGAGTGCAATTAAAAACTTTTTCATTTTTGTTCTTCCTTTTTAGCAAATTTTTCTGAAGCGGTAAAACCTAATCCTGCAATCACCAAGTATATCATCGAATCAAATAAAGATGGAGTTACTTTATATCCATATATGTCAGCAATTAATGCAAATCCACATATTAAAAATGACAGGAATGTTATAACTCTTTTGCTACTGACTGAACTATTTTGTCCATCAGATAGCATGCTGTTCAACCAATTCATTTTATAACTCCGGTTGAGGTGGTTGAACTGGTGCAGGTTTACCACCAAATCCTGTTACAACTGCTGGTGTGAATGGTGAAGCCACAGGAGCGGCTCCAACTGATCCAAAAGTTTGTGTTGGTATTGCAGATGATCCGACTGCTCCAAAACTTGGTGTAGATGGTGCTGTTGGTGCAGGTGATACTGTTGTTGTCCTATTGGCTAATTCCAATGCTCTCTTTTGTGCATCTTTGTCACCGCCAGCCAACATGATACCAGATAATGTACCAGTTAAGAATGTGGCGATAGGTATAATCAACTCAAAGAATTTTTGGTCAATTGGAGAAATAGCATTGAGTGGTTGTGTTACAAAAATTAAAGAGTATAACACAACGAATACAATACCAAACAATGTAAGAGCCAAACAGATACCAATAAAAAACTTCAGGCGAGCCATTAACTGTTCTTCTGTATACATAAAACTTTCTGGTTGTTTTTCTTCTTTATCAAAAATATTTAAGTTCATTTGCAATTCGCTCCAGTTGTTGGCGTTATTGGTGTTGGTGTGTTTTGTGCAAGAGGTTTATTTCCTGCTGGTCCTAATCGTGGATCATTTTGACCCTTAAAAATATGTTCAGGACAAGTTCTCGTCACATCACAATATGGCAACTTGCATATATCTTTATCCCAATTGGATGGATCTTGGCATGGGTAACGAAACTTGTCGCCACTAAAATAGGCCAATGTCAATGGTAGTAATAATAAAATAATTAGGCCTTTGGCTAATCTTTTATCATTCATCAATGAACTCCTAATACATGAAGTGCGTGTTCATAATGTTTAATTCTATCTTCAAGACCAATGGTACCACCATTGATACGCTTTGTTAATGTTAATATATCGCCTTTGTCAGCCCATTGGTTTAGATTGTTTGTTTCCCAAAACCAACAAGCAGATTGAGCAGCACCTTCAAATGTTTGTAGATATTCAGATGCTTGTTCGACAGGTACTTCAATTGAAGCAGCAAACCAAGAATAGTTCTCTTTACCTGTCAATTGAATTAGACCACGACCACAATATCTGAAACCATCACCGGAGGCCTCATCACCATTACCCATACGATTAGCATAGATACGATTTGCAATTGCTTCTTGTTTGTTTGGTTTGTTTGCATACTCATTTGCTAATTCATCTGTTGGAAAATACTTAGCAAATAGTTTGCGTAGTGTTACAGCTTTATAATTTAAGTTTTCTTTGAGAAACACAAAATTACCAGATTCGTGAGCGCATTGTGCTATGAAGGCTGCAATACGCTGTGGTGTATTGATACCATAGTCAGGTAACAATTGTGCCAAGGCATTGTGCCATTGGTCAATGTATGGATTCTTTGGAAGCAATTGCTTCAATTGTTCTTTTGTCAGTTCCATTATTTTTTAATCATTCCTAAAACTTTAGCTTTAATTGCTTTGGCCCAAAAAGGCTCTGGAAAGTGCCAACCTACAAATGCGCCAACTAAAACCCAAAATAGAGTATCTAACATTTTTTTCTCCTTATTATACAGCCATAGATGCAACAGAAATTGCTGCGTTTATCATTGTGTTTAATTTTTCTTTTAGTGCTAAACCTTCAGCATCATCAGCGATGCCTTCCATAATATTAATGCCTTGTAATAACTGAACATATTCTTCTTTACTAATTTGACCTTCAGCCCACATTTTGTTATATTCAATGATGTAAGCATTTAATTGTTCTGGTGTCATCTTGGTTTGCTCCCTAGTACATGTTGAATAGTGTCAGCTGATTTAACAATCTGTTGTAATTTTGCTTTACAGAAGATTGGTGAAATCTTTTCTGATTTATTAAAATAATCTCTTGTATCTTTTGTCAATGTCAATAACTTGGTTGACATATTATCCGTGTCTTTATTACGAGGTATATGAGATGTAAAGTTCTTAAACTCTAATGCTTTAATATACAATTCATTTACCTGCGTAACAACTAATAATTGGTTACTACAATTTTCTTCTGCAACTTGTGCCTTTGTTTTAATATCATTCACAATAAAGTATTCATTGGTATCATATTTGGCCATAAAGTAGGCATCAAACAATGTACAACCACTTAATAATATAACAAATATTAAAGGCAACAATTTTTTCATTAATTACACCATGATTGTTTTGCATCACCAAAGTATTCACGAGCAAAACCATTTTGAATTAAACCTGTGCGTAGTGATTGACCATCTAAAATAATGTCACCCAAGACACGGCCACCAAATTTATCCCAGCCATACAACACAACTTGACGCTTGGTAGATTTGGTGATGGCAGCTTTTGTAAATTCAGTTGCGGCTTTGCCTCTTGCATCTTCGGAAGGACATTGGGCTCTGTGTCCTTTTTCGGGAGTATCCACACCGAATACTCTAACGGCAAGTTCTGGCTTAAGTGGTGCCGGTAAAAAGGGAGCCGCTATGACCACAGTATCGCCATCGCTTACACGGACAATCTGAGCATCATAGGTTACACCTTGAGGAGTTTTTTGTGCTATTGCTATCATTGGTATTGCAAGCAACACAAGTAATAATTTCTTCATTTTACACTTTCAAATATTTGTTTCTGTTGTTTATACCATAATTGCCATGCATTGTATCTATCTTGTAGTTCATAATACAATCCATAATTCTCATTAGCATTTTGTAACAGGTCTGCTAATGTTTTTTTATTCTCACTTAGAGGCTTTAGAACCGGAGCGGGCTCCATTAGCACTTGAGGGGCCTCTGGAAACTTTTGGCTCAACGGCACGGTTGTAGAGCACCCAAGCATCATCAGACAACTTACACTCAGCGTTAATAGCTTCCCTTTTTGCTTCAATATCTTTAGCATTCCTATTCACCTTCTCTTTAATCAACTCTTTATTCTTGCTAACTTCAGCTGCCAGCTTCTCATTGGCTTTGGCAGATTTAACTTCTGCTTCTTTAATCTTTGCTTGCATTTCGGCTATTCTGGCACGATATGACATTTCCGTGGCATATCCTCCTTCAAAGAATACACCAATCACCAATAACACTATACCTAATTGTCTGCCAACCAAAGCGTATGGTTGAATTACAGGTATAAATCTAACAATCGATCCTATAAATGTTAATACAAGTCCAAGAATGACCAGACCATGTATTGCCCATTGTAAAATCCAATCAGGTATGAATGACAAAAACCACATTTTTAAACCTTAGGTGTTTTTCTCCGAACCGACATAATGATTGGAGTTTTTTTCTTTTTTAAATTGACACCAGGTTCACCATCTTTACCTACACCGATGCCTGCGATTGCACCACCGCCTACAGCATTAGCGATTCCATCTTCTTTAACAAACTGTTTAAAACTTTTCATTAACAGTTCCACTTTCTTAAAGCTTTGTTGATACGGCTATCCGGATCATTTGCTGTTTTAGCTGATGTTAATCGTTTCTTCATTCCACCCATTCTTGCACAAAATGATTTCCTACGATTGGCTGCTTTAGAACCTGGTTTTAATTTAGATGGTTTTGTTGTTACAGCCATCGACAATTTGGAACCTGGATTTTCTCTACGATATGAAGCAATGCCTTTACGATTCAGGCCACCTTCTGGATCTTTACCTGCAGAACGTTGCCAGGCCGGAGATGATTCTTCTAAGAATTGTTTAAATGTTTTCATATTTGTTGTAATATTTCTGCAATATTGATATCTAAAGGAATATCTCCGGTTCGTATATTCTTTCCATTAATGCCATAAATCATATCCGGTAAAATATTCAAATACATTAAAAATGTTTTTAGAACATCATAATCTCTTTGATCAATTTTATAAAATAATATTCTCGCTGTCGCTTCTGGTCCAAAAACATTATTCAATAAAATAATGTGATTTAATATTAGCCTTTCTTTTACAGATTTCGTAATTTTGTATCTACGAAATAACCGCTTCAAATATTTTATCCTTTTAATATCACTTTCAAACTCCGACATCATACACATTGGAGAATTATAATATTTTACAGCGTATATTAAAAAGTTTTCATCAGTCAAATTATCAAACATATTATTATTCTTTTAATATCACTTTTCAAATTCAAATAATGATTAATTAATAATACTAATTATGGATTAGCAGTATTGGCGATAGTTGTTGTGTCGCCGTCACCGGTCATATTGGTTAAAGTAACTAATGTTTCATATTGAACACGGCCAGCACGACCACCTTGGCCTGTTGTTTTCAATACCCAACCTGCGTGTGAAACACCAGCTTGTTGGTTATTGGCTGTTTCTGCATTATCAATACCAAACAATCCAATAGTTTCTCTTGATGTGTATACGTTTGCTGTTGTGTTTGCATACAAAAGTGCTACGTTAGCAGCAGTTGGAGCTGCATAATTAGCTTTTGCATTGGCTGCGTTAACTATTGTTGAATTAACAGCCCAATATGGTGCGTTGGCTGCGTTATCGTATTTTCCGTGCGATGACATCTTTTTCTCCTTTAAATGTCCGTTGTTAGTTATTTATCTCTTATGTTTTTTTGTTTTGATCCAAAGGAGGACCAGGTTTTCTCATCACTGGATCGATTTCCAGAGTATCTCTGTCCTGACCAGTTAAAGTTTTACCTCCAGTTAAAACTGCTGCGGCTTGTGGTTCTTTATCACTTATAGTCAATTTTTTATCAGCTCTTACCATCGATGGTTTTTTACCATAGGGGGTTTCAAGTTTATCTGTTTTTTCTTTGTCATACATGATACCACCACCAGATTGGCCATCAATACCTTCTCTCATGCCTTTCTTTTTATATAACGACTTAATCATACGAGCTGATTTAGACATTTCTTTTCTTTTATTGTATTTCTCATCGGCCGGTAAATCAACAATTTCCATACCTGTTGTTTGTGTGGCAGCATATGAATCTTGATAAGTATCTTCTTTATTAAGGAGTCTGGATATAAATGAAGCTTTTTTAGAGGGTTTCTTAGCCAGAGTTTTTGGTTTGGGATTATAACTTGGTGTACCCAAATTAACTTTAACATTCCTTTTATTTTTGATCGAATCTAAAGCAGCTTGAGATACATGACCTTGAACTCCTGTAGAAAAAACTTCTGATACGTTTTCAGTTTCTTCGGATGTTGGCTTATAACCAGCTAAACGGTCTAGAGCTCTATTCCAACTTTTGCTATGAGATTTAATTTTTTTATTGTGGTCTTTTCTACTCATACCTGGTTTTTTCTCAGGTACAACTGGTTGTTGTTTTAACCAAGAAAAAACTGTGGACTTTTTAAGTTCATCGATCTGTTCTGTTTCTTCTTTCATCTTCATTTCATCTTTTCTTTTACCAAAAGTAGAATGAACTAGTTTGTCCAACTTCTTATGAAATTTAGTTTCTTTGGTTTTACTCACACCAGAATCAGTAGCTTCTTTATTGAGTTGCTTCTCTAAACGATCAATAGAACCTTTCATATCTTCTTTACCTGCAGCATGACGAGCTTTCATTTCTCGCTCAATATCATCATGCTTTCTTGCTCTATCGGCTGCAGCTTGACGAAACTTATCTAAGGCAGTACCTTGAATTGTTTTTGCTTCAGAGAATGACCGTTTAGCCATAATCTTAGCTAACTTACCCATTGCCTTCTTGCGAGGCTCAGCACGCTTTGGATCTTTACTGGTTGTTTTAAGAACATAAGATGCCAATGTTTCTGGTGCCAACTCATCAAGTTGTTTCGATTCCTCATAAAATCGCCTGTCATTCTGATGGTTTACTTTCCATTTTGCAAACTCAGCTGATTTTGCATGAGAAATTTTTGTATCCTTTGTTACAAATTTAGGATTGATTCCTCTAGAATTTAAATATACACTTAGAAGCTGTTCTTCACTGGCTTCAGTAATTGGTTTATTTTCTGTCATTTTTAGCTTTCAGATGTTCCTAGTTTACCCAACATTTCTGTTTTAACTTTCTTTAATGCAGCTTTGGCTAAATTTCTTGCTCTGGACATTGGCGTATGAACTGCACCAGATTTGTCCTTGACATCACTTGGAACTTTTGTGTATGGTCCTTCAAATGGAGGAGCGTCATCCGTTTCTGGACGTTTACCTTCTTTAAGTTTGAGTGATGAAGTAGTTTCATGTGATTTTCTTGCTGGTGTATCATCTGGTTGTATTGCTGTAGGTGTAGCATCTTTTGGTTGATGTTCACCTTCTTTATCTAAGGGTCGAACTCTTATCTTATAAGATTTAAAATCATTTGATTTGCCACCAGGCATACGACCAATTAATGTATCGGTTGTTATAGCAGAAGAATCTTCAGCTCCTTCTTTCATTGCTTGTTTTGTCGCTGTGGCATACATTACGGACTTAGCATCTTTTCCATAACGCTGTTTAAATCCAGCAAAACCTTTTTTCATACCCTTAACAATACGCTCACGCTCGGTTTTATCAGCAGAAGTCATTTCTTTTTCTTCTAATTCAACTTCTTCTTTTTTATAACCTTTGGCTGCAGGAACTCCTTTGGATGGTACACAGTTTGGCACATCACGACCATTTTTCTTTTTCATGCCAACTTGTGTATAATTGGACCAGCAAGGATCTTTTTCGTCAATCTGTTCAATTTCTTCATTACGTGCTTTTGCAAGATTTTTTGGATCAGAAATAGAATCCTTTGAACCAGACTTCACTTCAACTGGTGTTAAAGGTGCATCACCACGAGCTTTACGAACAGAAGCAGGAATATCAGAACGTTTGATACCTTCAATTAATTTTTTTGCAAAGTGCATATCTTCTTTGACTTTCTTTTTGCCACGAAGAATAGCAAAATCGTGTGCGTCAACTTTATTGTTTTTGTTTGCATCAATCTTGTGTTGGTCACCCTTGAGTTCTTCTGCAACTTTCTTTTTGGCACGAAGAATAGTAAAATCATGTGCATCAATTTTTTTATTTTTATTGGCATCAATCTTGTGTTGGTCACCTTTTAATTCTTCGTCATACCTACCTTTTGTTTTCATGTGATCTTCTTTGTCTTTCTGCAACAAATCTTTTGTTTTTGGTCCTTTGAGGTCATCAACGGAAGATTTCGTTTGGTCTTGTTTAGCTTTTGCAGAATTACCATAACTACGGCCATATACTTTCATGCCTGTAGCAGTAGGTTCTTTGACTGGACTAGCTTCACCAATAATGTTTTTAACAGCATCTACCAAAGATTGGCTTACATTATTTTTTGTAAACATTTTTTTCTCCGTTGTTTTTCTTCTTTTTAATTGTTATTGTTTGAGTTTGGTTATCCGATGGAGTAACCATAGGCTCTTTATTTGAAGCACCACCGAGTGTACCACCAACACCCATGTCGTTGGCACCAGGATCATCTATTGCTTCTAATACTTTTCTAAATTTATTAAACTGCTTTTGTTCTCTATATGTTACATCGCCAAGACCGGACATGGGATATACTGTTCCCTGCTGGCGTGTATCGTATTCTGGACCTATTCCGGTCACATTTCTAATTCTTTGGCTTACCGATTGTATGTCGGTAAACCGTTTTTTGCCTACTTTTTCTTTGTCCTTGGAGAAGTTGGTTTCTTTGGGGACTGGCGAGATTTTGAGGACTGGCTTTTGGGCTTCTGTGTAGGTACGGAAGTTGTAGCTGCCACCTCTTTTGTTTGCGTTCCACTTGATGTCGTCTGCGTTGGGGTCGCTGGCTCGATTGTCGGCTGGGATACTGTCGAGTCCGTTTGCTCGGAGCTCTGGCGTGGTTTTAATTTTATAAAATCGATTAATGCTTTTAACATTTTTTTCTTCCTTAAATAATGAAATATTTCTATTTTTCCAATCACTAGCGATATCACTTATATTGCCAGCATCCAAGAATTGTTTAGTAAATTGATATACCTCCGTAATGTCCTCTTCTTTGGTATCTATGTCACCGGTATTATCGAAACCGATAAAATCGACAAACGATTCTCTGAAATATTTAGTATTTTCTTGACATTTCATCCATTTGTCATACCGTACAGACTCCACCATCATTCTGGACAATGCTGAGTTTCTCTCCTTACTAACTTCATTTGTGGTATTGACAAAAATCATCATTGTGTCATACCCCAATTCTTCCAATTCCTCTTTTATATATGACATCTTTTCAATATCATCAGCTGGTCCGTTAATAATTAATGGACCCCTTCTACGAATAGATTCTCTACGGAAATCACTTGTTTTTTCTGATAGTTTTTGTTTATCACTCAAGTAATCTCTGGCTTGAACAAAATTCAATTCTACAATTTTGGATTCTGCAATGGCTTCACGGATTACAATATCTTTACCAGAACCTGGACCACCAGTCACAAAAATGGCTTTAAATTGACCATGATTATGTGCTTCATGTAGACCCATACCTTTGCGTGTATCGTGCATAAGGTCTTTTGCGTGTTTATCCGACACATGATCAGGAACACCTTTTCTAAATTCTCCAAAGTTTTTATTTTTGGCATGCTCTCTCATTTTGGTACCTGACATTCCGGTAGAACCTTCAGCGTCCGGATCACGATGGCCAGCAGAATGTACTGTAATCTTTTTGAAATTGTAATGACCGTGTTTACCTTTTACACCATTATACTTGTGTAAAGAATCTTTAAACTCTTTTACTCGGTCGGAACCAACCACGACATGAAGATGTGTTACACCTTTCTTGTGTAAATCAGATGCGTGGTGGAAAATAGAAGGATGTTCTTTTGAAGATGTTTTAAAATTGGTACCTGGTGAGTATCTTTTTAAGTGTTTAACTTTTTGTTCACCAGACAATGGATTCTTTTTAGAATCTTGTGAATGAGAAACTATAACGGTGTGTTCGGCATTTTGTTTATCAGCAACATCTTTAACTTTATGAATAAGTTTAAGATGGCCTGTAGTTGGAGGATTCATGCGGCCGAAAGTCATCACATGGTGTTTTTCACCTTGTTTTGTTTCTTCAACTAAATCTAAAAATGATTTCATTTACGAACTTTTAACAAATTTTGTTTAGCGAATTCTGCTCGATTAACCAATTTGGTTGGTTGGCTATCATGGTGTACCACAAATCCTTCTGGTTTTGATTTTTTACCAGCAATATGGTGTTCATAATGACCTTCATGTGTTTCTAAAGATTTCACCAAAGCATTCTTGGCTTGATGTAAATGGTGATGCATTGACAATAAATTTCCATAATGTGCTTTATGTTTTTCTACATGAGCAATCTGTGAAGCACCTTCTTTTGTTTTTTCAGATTTAGATTTCTCGGTAGTGACTTTGGCGGCTTGTTTTGCGTGAGTGTCATGCAAATGTTCTTTAAACCCCTTAACACTCGGTACTTCATCGTGCCGTACTGTCTTGTTTATGTATGTTGATAGGTGGCCAGCTTCACCACTATGTTTCTTGTGTATAGAATCATACATCTTGTGGCCGTGAGTGTCGTGTATTTCTTTGGCAGCTGCCATATGTTTTTGAAAGTGTTTTTCATTCTCAGCGGAATGTTTAACTTTACTTGTATCGTGTTCGGCACCATGGATATGGACATCTGGATGCTCTTTGAATTTGCTTGTGTCGACATGAGGAGAAGCATGTTTCATGTCATCACTATACTGGTGGTGGACTACTACACCAACTTTAGATTTTTTAATCTTTGCTGCTTCTTTGCCTTTGGCGGTATAGGTGATAGTGTTTGGAGTAAATGAAACATCACCTTTGGCTTCTACGATATAACTCTCATGTAAAGTTTTTGTGTCGGCATGGTGCATCAAATCACCTTGATACACACCATGTTTAGGTGTTACTTTTGGTAGATGTTTTAAAGCGTGTTTGAGTGTTTTTGCTAAACCAGGAGCATGGCCATGATTCTTATCAATATCTTTTTCTGTATGATTAATTTTTGGAGTTTTGTTGAACGCAGATTTGGTTGCAACAAAGAATTTACCATTCTTAGGATGGTGTCCAAAAACGATTGATGGAGAACCATCATATTTCATTGTTAGGTTGGTATTTTTATGTCCACCAGTCATGTGTGCATGAGCAGTCATCAGAGCGGCATGAGCATGTTCAAAACCCGCATGGCCATGCATTAGTGGCCGATCTTCGGCATGGTGAATATGTTTAAGTTCCGAACCTTCGGAAGATTCTTCTGTTAAGAATGATTTAAATGATATCATTGGTTTTCTTTCTCGATTTGCAACACACTATGGTTGCCGGTTTGCTTATTTATACAACATTTAAATCCTGGTGGTCAAACTATAAGGATATTCGATTCGATATATACGCCACCGGATTGTTGGATTTAAAACAATTTTTGTGTCCAAGTTTTAGGAGTTTTCTCGGAGATAATTTCTAGTGGTAGGTGATACTCAAAGGGCCTTGTTCCCCTCGATTTTATATAATCAATTTGTTTTTGTAGTGATTGTTCCAATGAAATTTTTGTTTTATACCCAAAGAAATATCTAATTTTATCGGCTGAACAATTGGCGTGTTTTACTTCTTGTGGACGGCCTGGCATGAATACTGGATCCAGTTTAAAATTCAACAGCTTGGCAACAACCTGAGCCAACTCCAAAATAGTTACCGGATTCTCATCAGGTCCAATATTAAATATTTCTCCGACTGCTTTAGGATTCTCAGCGAATTCCACAAGGCAATCAACATCATCCGATATATCAGAGAAACACCTTGTTTGTGAACCATCAGCATAGATAATAGGTTGGCGTCCTTGTAACATCAAATTAATCATAATACTTGCCACATTCCTAAACGGATCATCATACTTCTGACGAGGGCCAATGATATTGTGTGGAATAGCAATAACTAGTTCGATACCGTGTATCTCGGCAAGATTTTGTAGTAGTAATTCTGTACCATACTTTGCAATACCATATGGGTCTTGTGGTTTACAAGTCATATCTTCGGTGAAAGGAACTCTATCTTGTGTTCCATATCTGGCCATTGAAGAACAATGAACAAATTTAGGAACTCCGGCTTGAATGGCCGCAGTCATAGCATTCACAGCAATTTGCGTGGTGTTCTGAACAATTAACGATGGAGAAAAAACCGAAAGGCCTTCATATGCTGTGCACGCTGTATGATATACAACATCACATCCGGCCATCATATTTTTTAATTTAGTAAAATCTATCAAATCTTCTTGGTAGAATTCTACTTCATTCGGAACATTATCTCGATATCCACCTAATAGATTATCGATACCCGCAACTTGATATCCTTTAGATAAAAAGGCATCAGCCAAATGTGATCCTAAAAAACCGGCCACGCCAGTAATAAAAACTTTTTTTATTGCCATTTTGTTCCCTCAAAATCTAACCAATATGTTGTCATTTTACCTTTGCCTTCTAGTAGATAAAATGGTAAAGTGTGAATTAATCCTCGACTGGATCCATAGTATAACAGGTCTTTAGGTCCTCTGTCAAGAGCCCAAGCGAAATGGCTTGAACCTGTATCGCCACCCACAAATATTTCAGCTGTTGTGATGTGGTAATAGTTTTGTACAAAATTAGTAGAATATCGCCAACCATCAAACGGACATCCTTCTGTAGGCTCACCTTTTTTACAAATTATTTTTTCGTAATCTTTATATTCTTCCGTAGAAAATTTTTCAATAATTTGTTTATATACATTTTCTGGCCAATTACGCCATTGGTTATATGGTGCATCAAATAATGGAAATACCGCAATTTTCTTTTCCATTGGTGCATTGTTTGGTATTTTCACCAAATCACCAGATATATCTCTGAAGTCCCATATATTCACTTTTCTCCAAGGTAATGTTTCTGTACCTTGTTCTGTGGAAAAATAGTTAGTCATCTTCAACATTATCTCATAGAATGTTTGACAATGTGTGTCAGAGCTAACATTACCTGGCTTCAAGTGAAATTGAATTAGTGGATTGTTGTTAACTTTTCGTATGTGTTCTAATACATTAGCAACGCCAATCATGTCACCATTTCGAATAGTACCAAAGGTTCCCGGTTCAATATTAATAATCATAATAGTGTTTGTAATTCATTTGCATGAACCAGTTTAGCTTTACGATTGAGGTAGAAATGTTTTTCAAATATTTGATTGATGTTCTTGCCGTTATCCCATGACACATCATCACCAACTCTAAATTCTGGTTTCCAATCTTCTGCTTTCCAAACACAATATAATGGAACATTACAAAGGTCAGCCAACATGCCAACACCTGTAAAGTTTGTGATAAATGGCTTCTTTAGATTTTTAATAATGTAAGCATTCTCCAACATTGTTCGGTCGAAATCAATGAATTCACAATCTTTTAAATGTGACAGTATATGGGTTTCTCTGCGGTCATCGATATTACCTACTGCCCATCGGTCTCCAACATAATATGCATCTTTGACAGTAATATCATATTCTGGCGTTTTTACAGAGAAATCATCATCAACCTGAAACTTCATATGATAATTATCTTTCATGAAGTTCTCATAACGACAAGTTTCAATTGGTCGCTTTGGATCATTCTTATCTTCTCTGATTGGCCAACTACTCATATTAATTGCACCAGCAAAGAAAATGTCATCATCAAATTCAACACTACTAAAGATGTCCTGATAAATTAAGAACTCTTTTAGTCCATTAAATTTTTTCATTTCATGTCTAATAATTAAATCGTATTTTCCATAGGTCTTACTAATACCGGACAGTACAGGTAAACCATTTAGAAAGTCGCCAAGGTTGGCAGTTCCATTGAGGTGTATTTTCATTCACTAAATTCCTTAAAGGCAACAAACCAGTCCGATTTAGAAACTGGATGCAATTCAAACAATTCTGGTTTTTGTAGGTAAGACATCAATAATAATGTTTGGTCATCATCAATCAAATCATTTTTAAGTAATTCATTTATACTATGATACACCATTTTTTCTAGTGTTGGCCACATTTCTTTTCCCGCAACAATACACGGGCCTGTTATATGAACATCATTATTAAAAATAACATCACTAATATATGTGTTGGATAACCATTCTTTAATATTGAAGAAATGTATTTTATTTTTATCAAAGGGATATTTCCATTTCTTAACACCATTGAGTGTTGATTCTTCTCGACAATAACCAAAATCCATCCATGCAATAAGGTCGGTGGTAATTAAATTGTTCTCGATTGCTTTTGAAATGAAAGAGGATTTCAATGCATTGACAATAACATAGTCGGCATTCCAATACTCTGGATTGCGACTTTCTTTAGGATTAATTTTACTTTGATATTCAGGATTTTTTTGTACCTTTGAAACCTTTTCTCTTAGTTCTTGAAAGTTGTTTTCAAAATCAACTGTAAGTATATCGGTATCTCGGTCTTGCCTTAAAAATTTAATATCATTGACAAATTCCTTTGATGTGTATACAACCATAGGATTTTCTAATTTGGCCATATGACCAAATCGTTGTAGATATGTTTGATTTGTTCGGTGTAAATAGTGTGGCAAACCTTTATCTGGTGTCCAATCTCCACGGCCAATATCAAAGAAGGCAGTTACAATCGTTATGTCGTTCATATCCAATAATATTTTTTATAGTTATTAACAATTTCTATTTTTTCTGGTTGTTCATTCACAAATTTATCATAATCATAACCATTGTTTTGATGGTGATGAGTATCTGTCATATAAGGATTTACTGAATAATTCTTACCGCATAAAAAATAATATACAACCATATAACAATCCATATAACCCAAAGGATTATATTTTATTTGAAACCAATCATGATTTTCTTTAAACCACTCAACCACTCTATCATAATTGTTTAAGAAAGTTGAAACTTTAAATATAGAACCTCCACCACAACCATACTGGTCAGTTAAAGGTTTCGTGCCAGAAAAAGATTCAATACTATCTATAATGAAACCAGGAATCACATTTCCAATACGAATATCGTGGCCTACCATTTCCCAATCTTCTTCTATTGTAATTTGTTTTTTAATCCAAACATCATCTTCCATCATCATTATATGTGATGTGCCGCACTTTTGGCAAGCTAGTTTAAATCTTTCCAACCACAATAATAATTTTTCTAAGTTATAACTAGGATAACCTACTTTGGTTTTAAAAGGATAGTAATCACAACTATTGTCGATTGCAATATCAGATAAATCATCTGCATTATCTGATCCTAAAAAGTAATACGCATCAGGATAATGTTTTCTTATATTCTCTACCATTTTTTTGGTAGATAACTTTTTACCAGCTGAAGCAAGATGACAAAAAGAAATATCAGGCATATCTCACCACAAACATAATAGAATCACTCATATTGGAAATTTCACGAGCATCAATAATCTCATACACCATATTATCAGGAACCAATTTAGCATATTCTTCGGTCCATTCCATTTGTGCAATATCTTCAATAACAAATACTCCACCAGGATTTAATTTGGACAAATAGATTGACAATGATTGTAAATGACTTTCTTTTGTATGTGGGCCATCATCAATGATAATATCAAAGTTGGATAGTGTTTTAGCAAACTCTCTCCGATAACCATCAGCATAAGTTATATTGATTCTAGGAAATTTTGCACAATTTTCTTTTGCGCCAAAATCAATAGGATCTATACCGTATATTTGAGCTTTAGAAAAATATTCATGAAATACTGCAAGGCCACCTCCACGATGAACTCCAATTTCCAATAATTTAATTTCTTTATCTTTATAGTTTAGAAATTCTTTATCATAAAAGGCTGTGCAATATCGGTGATTGAATTCTTTATCTGTGCCAAATTCATAGTGTGTATCATTGCGCCAATTGTTTTCAACCATAATATCAATTAAAGATTTCATCATTTCCTTTGAATAAGTGTCATGCCGTTACAATTAGTTCTTCGTTCAACCAATTGCCATTCTGGATGTGAAGATAGGAACTCATCAATAGCAGGCCAAACTCCTTTTTCTCCACCTTGACCCCTACCACCATATAATGTTGTGTCGTGGAAGAAAATGTATTTTTTAACTTTGTGTGCATGTAATGCTAGTTCTCGGACAACTTGCTCATATGAATGGTAACTATCAACCAAAAGAACATCAGTAGGATCAATATTGGCTTCTAGTGTACTCTGCACATGTAATGTTACATTTCTTCCACCAGCAATGGCAGCTTTAAAATAATCATCTGTTTCTGGATACACATTGATGTCATAACTGTGCATTTCAATATCGTGACGGAGAAACCCTCTAGTGCTCTGTGCATAACCCACACCAAATTCTGTTGCGTGTTTACATTTGGATGTTATTTCTGAAATCCAAGGTAAATGTTCATGCATATCTGTTTGTCTTATACAAGCTTCTTGATATTCTTTTTCAAAGTCCATTATGTTGTCCTAAAAGTAATAAGTTCTTCTTGTTTATACTTTTGTTTAATGTGTTCTTTCCATTGTGGCACTCGGTCATATTGATGTACGATTGCAAATGGCCGACCTAATGATGTCTTAACAACACCATTCTCAAACTTTGGTTCTGGTTCTAATAGGTGTGGTCTGAATGATTCAATTTTAGATGGATCAACAGTAGTACCAGCCTGACAAGCCCATCCATCCATTTGTTTTGCAAAGTATGTTACACCTTTGAATGGTTGTGTTTGAATCAGTACATTATAAACCGCTTGGTCACAAATAGGAATGGGCCGGTTGATTGCATTGAATAGGATGTTGAACACCATATCTTTTACATACTCAGACACACCACCGATTGTTCCCACATTGTATATCTCATTATTTTTAAATTGCTCATGTACATATGGTCCATAAGCTTGCATAAGATTTTCGTTACCCCATGGTTCATCTTTATATCTCATACCTTCAGAACCAGCAACCAATTTCTTACCTTTGAGGTTCAATTCTAACCATGTAATTGGATTTGTTTGAAAATAAACATCTTTGACATCTGTGGTGACCACATGATTATAATTTTGCCAAGTGTTTTTGAGAAAATCGTAGATTGAAAGAAATCGAGCCACATGAATTGGTGCTTTGATATCATGCATCTTAATGATGATGAAATTCCGTTTAACTAATTCATCAATAGTTTCTTGTGAAGCATTACCAACAACCATGGCTTTGTCGCCAGTAAAACCACACTCATCAATTGATTCAACCCAAGGTTTTAATTGATTGTAGTTGTAATTAGTAAATGCACCTATGATTAGGCTTTTTTCCGCCATGGGTATTCTCCATTATATTTTTCATTCATTACTTTGTTACCATTCTCAAAGAATTCTGCATTGACAGAACCTTTACCGCCATCTACTCTATAACACGTTGTATATTCTTTTGTACAATCAAATTTAGGAAAATGATGTGTTATTGCTTGTAGAAACACTCTATCTTGACCCCAACCACCGTGCCAAGCACTTGCAATTTTATTTGCTACTTCCGTTTTAATGAAATAACAATTAGTATCTATATGGTGTACTCCGTGATATGTTGGCCACTTACCTAATGATTCACAATCGTCAAAACAAACAAATTTACCTTCTTTATTATATATTTGTCGTAGGGAATAACACCAATCCAAACTTCTTGTGTTGATTGTTTTAATACATTGTTCAACATGGGATCGATATAACCAATTATCTTGGTCAAGATATCCGACATATTCTGTATTGATTAGGTGTGTGAAGGCAGCATAGACACGGTGACCATAAAATCCATTGGCACCGACATTGATTGGTAAAGAACAAATGTGAACTCGTATATCATCAACAGCTGAACCTAATGCTTGTATTGTTTTATCTAGATGTTCGTCACCATCAATAACAACATAACATTCTGTATGATGGCTTTGGTTCAAAACAGATTCAACGGCAGTTTTAACCTCTGGTGATCCAGTGGTTGGTATAATCACAGTAGCAGACATAATTTATTCTTTCGTCAGTTTCAGTATTCTTTCTATTTGCTTCTCTATAATAGGTTTACGATTAGGCCAATATATGTATTCTTTATCTCCGGTCGAATGTAACTTTGTCAGAAAAGGAATAATTAATTTTTCAATTTCTTTCAACCTGAGTTTATAATCTTCTGCGGTTTCGGCTGTTTTATTAATAACCGAATTATATTCTTCTTCTGATACAGCAGAGAAACCAAAATCATCCTCTATATCATATTCTTGTGCAAGTTTATCAAAATCAATTAATGGCATATATTACCTTATTTTGCTATAACAAAAGGACCAGATTCATCAGATCGTGATGTTGTATATTCATATACCACTTTTAAAAATTTATCGGCATTATCTTTAGCTTTAAACCATGTAATTAAAGGGGGTATAACATTATTCGTAACTTCAACACTATATTGAGTTCTTAAATCTTCAAACAATTGTCTTCCTACAGTTTTTTTCTGTCCTTTTGGTGGTTTTTCTGGTTTCTTTCCGGCGAATTCATTTTTTATTAAATCTGTTAAATTTTTTTTAAATTTATCGTTTTCAGTTTTAAATTTGGCTTTCCATTTTTTAGAAAAATCTTCATCAACAATAGCTAGTGCATCAGCAAATATGCCTGCTGACCCTAAAGAACCGTGTCTGGCCTCAGTATCTTTATCCATATTGTTTGCTTTCCATCCTCCACTTTCTTCGGTCACATGTAACATCTGAATATATTTTCGTTTATCTTCTGAATAATATAATTGTAAATCTCTAGCTTGCCTTGGATTTGATGATGTTCTTTTTTGCCAATTACTTAAACCATAAGATTTTAATTTTTCAATTTCTTGAATTTCATATGGACGACTAAAATTAACAGGATATATGTTAACTTCTCCTGTTTGTTTTTTTAATGATAATGGCAATAAATTTCCAGATTGAATCATTTTATGTATAAAGGTGTTTAAGGACGCAAAAACTAATCCTTCTTTATTCATAACCATATCTCTAATATCTTTTTTGGCTTTTGGAGATGCAAAATAGATATCGGCAGGAGACCATTTGTTAATATCTCCAAAAGTTAATTTAGGAGTACGTTTATCTTCTTTTAATAATTTATTAACTGCTTTTTGTGCTACTGAAGCTTCTTTAAACAATATTGCTATGTTATCCATAACTTCTTTATCACCACGAACATAAAAGATAGATGACCATGTTGGTTTTTTTATTGCTGTAAATTTATTTGATATTCTGTGTATATCTTGTATAAGTTTAACTGCAATTTTTACGGAAGAAATATACCAATCTTTATTGGTGGTTAAATATTTTTCAATAATAGTTAAATTGGTTTTTCCTGTATTTACATGTTTACCAAAAGCGTCTTTTATTTTTGCGTCTGGATAGTTTTCATCCCAATATCTTTTAAATATTGGATATGTTGGAAGTTCTTCCAGGTTGAATACCTTTTCAACTTTAGCTGCTCCTATATAATCTGCCATAGCACAAAAAAGTGCTTGTGCGGATTCTGCTTTTGCTGTGCTGTCGTCTGCCATGTCTACCTAATAATTTGAATATCTTTACCTGAAGTCCATACTTCAAGTTCTGTTCGTAATCTACCCTCAGATTTAAGGGTTTCGTATCTATTTATAGCTTTACTCCGCCACCATTCAATTACATTATTTAATTCGTGTTTGTGATAATTTTCACCAGGTAAAAGTTTATCAGTTTTTAGGTTAACATAATCAACCATATTTTTAAACCCATAATCACCAACATAATATCTTTTCTTTTCTGTCAACGATTTGGCCTTCTCAATCGTTAAAGAGAATGCCTCTGCTTCAGGTGATCCCTTTAAAGCCGCTTTAGTGAGAGCAATAATCTTTGTGAATGTTCTCAACTTTCTACTGGTGGTACTTTCATCACCACCTAAAATATCTCCAACTTTACTTTCAACATATTGTTTTAAATCGTTGTATGCTTGTCCGTGCATCATTGGTACTATATCGGATTCGGTAAGACCTTTGTATCGAATATATGGTTTCATACCATCATATTGTGATACCTGTTTTGTCGAACCATATAAGCTGGTTGTTTCGAATAAACAAAGATTCATACCATATTTTTTATTGCAGATTTCTCTTACTGTATGACTGGTACAAATGGCAGCCATTAGTTTACCACCTAGGTAATTAAAACCAAATGGCTGAGATGGTACAATTACGAATCCCATCATAGCAGAGGCATTGAAGCGCTTGGATGTTTCTGTGGTTTGCGAGAACACCTGTCCAAGCATCTCATTGCGTGGTCGCATATAGATTACAGGTGAACCTAACCGAATGAAACCTAGAATCTTTCCTGAGTTCTTTTCTCTGACTGCCAATTGTACATTTCTACCAACTGGTGCTTTATTGATATGTGATGATGTAATGGAAAGTAATGTTTCCCATGTTTGACCTGGTATTTCTACCACTTCAATATCCATATCATTAGGGTGCATTGAAAAATCTGAAAACAAATCATCTTCAGGTGGAAATATTGATGTTGGTATTTGATCGAGAGATTTTATTTTTTCCTCTCGCATGTATTGTTCTATGTCATTATAATTATTAAAATAATCATGGAAGGCTTTTGCGCAATACAATCCATCATCTCTGGAGATAATCATACTTTAAATCCACTAAATGATTTCTTTTGTTTTTCTTCTCTTGTGCCAAATGTGTTCAAAGGCTTATCGTGGCCAGCATCAGCAATACCCATCTGTGCAGCCTGTTCAACATCATATAACTTCATTTTAGCTCTATCAACACCAAGAGTAAATCGTTTGTGGAATGTTGGGTCATTATATCGATTCTTCAATTGTTTAACCATAATCTGACCAAGTTCTTCTAGTTCTTCAGAAGAAATCAAAGCAAACATCAAGTCTGCGGTGGCGGGAAGTCCGAACGACTCACTCGTGTCCTCAAGTCCCGGATCACTGGAAGTAAATCCTGAACGGGTAGTTTGTGTAGCAGATACAATAGGAACATTATACTCAACAGCAAGGCCACGTAATTCTTCTGCAATTGCTTTAACGTAGGTGTAGGAATTAATATTTGCACCAGCCTTAATACGAGCAGAACAACAGATATTGAGATAGTCAACGAATATAATGTCAGGTACAAAAGACCTCTTGAGATTAAGTTCATTTAATAGTGTCCGAAAATGGATTGTTGATGCCGAAGCAGTTGGATATTCTTTAATAATTAATTTGCCTGTGGTCTTTTCACGAACTCGTGTAACTTTTTTATCATATAAATCTTTTGGTAATTCCATCAAGTCATCAATGGTAACATTCAATAGATTGGCATCGATTCGTTCTGCAATCTTTTCTTCACTCATTTCCAAAGTGATGTAAAGAACATTTTTGCCTTGAACCATGCACGAAGCAGCCACATGACACATAAAAAGAGATTTACCAACACCAGTCCCCGCCAAAGCAATATTAAGTGTTTTAGCTGGTAAACCACCTTTGGTGATTTTGTTGAAGTAGTCAAGGTCGAATGGGATTCTTTCTTCTTTTCTGTGGTAAAATTCATATCGAGCATCTGAGTCCTGTAAGTAATCATGTCCTACTGAGTTATCAAAGCTTACCGCCAGTGCGTCCGATAATATCTTGGGAATCTGACCTTTGTCGTGAGCTTTATCTTTTCCATCGAGAATCGAAATAGACCCCAATACTGCGTTATATATGGCCTTTTCTTGGCAGAACTTTTCGGTCTTGTCAACAAGCCATTGAACTTCGGTTTCTGCTGATTTATTTTTTTCAATCTCTGCAATATAATCTTCACATCTTTGAACTTCATCAGCTGTAAGATTTCTCTTTTCTTTGATGGCAATACTAAGTGCTTCAACCGTTGTTGTAGTATTGTAAGTTTCCGTGAATGATGTAATTTCATTAAATAAAGTTCTTTCTACACTATCACCAAAATACTCTAGCTTTAGAAATGGTAAAACTTTTCGTAAATACTCCTCATTATAAACGAGGTTCTTCAGTATCGCTTGTTCCAGCTTCATCAATTATTTCCTGTTCAATATTACTGCCCATAATTTCCACGAGTAAGTCGCCAATATAATTTTTAAACTTCTCATCTTTTTCCAATTTTCGTGGCTTATCTACTGTAGATTCTAACACATCATAAGCAAAAAGTAAATACACTTGATCATTTTCTTCTTTAAACTTTACCTTACCATATTTAAATACGGTGTCTTTATAGAATCCTTCCAAAAATTTAATGTGTACCGCAGTGCCATCATTTTTTGGATAAATGAAACAATAATCAATACCTTCAGTCATCTTTTACCTCAAATCTCTTTTCTTGTATGGTTTTTTCTTTCCATATTTTTCTAGGATTACCACACATTGTACATTCAGGATTGCCACAGTCCATTGCATGGTGCTTGGCAAATTTGTGTGGTTCATCTACCGGCATGCCATGCGATTTAGCAATCTTAGTTTGTTTTTTAATTTGATTTTGAGTTTTTTGAATACGCTTAGAATGTTTTAATTTAGCATCTTCATTACTCATTTTCGGTTCCATTCATGGTAACAACTTCATCAAATAAATTATCAATGCCACCTTGCATGATTTCACCCGCAGCAATTTGATATTTTTCTTTTACATAATTTTGAAATTTTTTGCTTTTCAGAATTGACATCCAAAAATCAGATGTATCGGTTTCTTTGATACGATATTTTTTATCCTCAATTACACCATCTTCATCTACTTTCGAATACCATCCATTAGAAGGCTTAACAACAAATCCACCATCGAGTGCAATATCAAGTAACCCACTCCAACGGCTAATACCGCCATCAAAAGAAACAGAAACGGGGATTTTTGATTTTTCTTTGACATATCGTGACTTCTCTACATTGATAATGAAATTATAACCAACAACTTCTGTGCCTTCTTTTTCTTGTTGGCGACCAATAATAAAAATGTTATCAGCTGAATAATATGAACCCGTACCACCACCAACAATATCTTTAGGGAACATACCAATCTCTTTATATGTATGATTCACCACAATCATCGGAACATCTTTCATTGTGAGGTGTGGTGTCACCATGCGAAATAAACTTTTAACTTGTTTGGCACGGGACATATCAGCAACCGATTTGCCTTCTAGAGCATCTTCAACTTCTTTCTTTGAAGCTAAATTACCAATCGAATCAATAACAATAATTAACCTATCACCTCTTTCGAGATTGGTTAACTGTTGCATGATATCAAACTTTAATTGTTCAATATCAGTAAGAGGTGTATGTAAAACTCTGTTGGTATCAATACCAAAGCTGTCAAAATAAGACTGAGGAGTGCCAAACTCAGAATCGTAAAATAATAACGCCGCATCATCATATTTCTCCAAATAACTTTTTGCCATTAATAAACTAAAGGCAGTTTTAAAATGTTTTGATGGACCGGCCCACATTGTAAGACCTGGTGTTAAACCGCCATCTAAACGACCACTTAATGCCACATTGATAATGGGCACCGAGGTGGGTATCATATCTTTATCAGTAAAGAACTTTGATTTAGAAAGAATTGCTGATTCTTTAATACTACTGTTCTTTTTAATTTTGTCAAGTATGCTCATAATTTTCCTTTTTAAAAGTCACCGCCATCTAATTTTGTTGTCGTGTTTGCTTTTTCTCTGAAAGCAAATTCATCTTCATAATCATACTTAGGTTCTAATTTCTTTGGTTGTTCTGCCGTTGGTGTGACATTATGGTGTTCTTCATAAACTCCAGGTACAACATGAACTGTTAATGGAGGAATTGTTTCACCAGTCACTTCATCTATTATAATTGGTTGTTCTTCTATCTTAGTGATGTTTTCTTTTGGTATTTCAATTTTATCATTTGCAACTTCTACATTTTGTGTTGGTATATCCGGTATTATTTTAATAATTTCATTTTCTTTATTGACAACCACTTTACTTCTTTGTTGTAATGACATATTTGCTGCTATCAATAATAACACAGCTAGAGGGTCAAACACAACCATTATCAGCAATATTACCAAACGAACCGCTTTATCAATACCATTAGCATCTTCAGTACCATATACCATATCACCAATATACTTAATAGGACCAACTTCGGCAATTAATTTATTTTCTTCTTTAAGAAGTGGTAATTTTCTTTTGTTAATATCTGCCAATTCTTTTTGTGTTTGTTGAATCTGTTTATCAACATTGGCTGAAGCTGTTTCTGGATTACCAGCACGCTTCAGTAAATAATCCAAACGATCCTTAGCAATCTTCTCTTGTTGATTGAGTGTCCGTATTTCAACAGAATTTACACCGGCTTCCATTGTGGAATCTATGTGTGCTTTGGATAAAAATCCAAAAATACCCATGCTTGTAATTATCATCAATATGACAACAGCAGATGTCAAATAAGATTTTAATAAAAGTGGGCAGGTTTTCCAATTACGATATAACCATGATGCAGTAACTAATTTACTCATCTCAAGAACCGAACCCATGAAAACGATTGGCCAAAATGCGCCTGTGAAGATTGCAGCTAAACCAATAATAGAATAGTAAGCTGCAATACCTGATAATAGTAGTGCTGATAATAGTGTCAGTATGATTAGTGTCATGAGAAGAAATCCTCTATTGAACTTGTTTTTTCTGTTTTCCAACCCATACAATCTAAAATTACTCGGATCGGATCCAGAAATGCTTTGTCGTATTGCATATCATAATCAATATACTCTTGCAATTCAAACTCTTTTGGTAGACGAGATGGATACGAAATAACCGTATCTTTAAATGGGTTAGGCATTTTTAGGTAAGTAAACTTAACCTTTTCACCTTCTTGTATGAGTGGATATTTTTTAGTTAGATTCTTTTGTTTTAGATTATGATTATAGAGAATAGCACCTTTAACATGAATTGGTGTTCCTTTTTTATATAAAGTTAAATCATCAGAATAAGTATTTAGACCATTAAGTCCACGGGGAAAAGATATTTCTTCTACAGGTAATGTTTTAAATTCTTTTCTAAAATCTTCAATGAATTTGTGAATGTCATTCTCTGTGCCACTCACCATTAGTTGAATAGCTTCTTTCATTTTCTCACGAATGGCGGATGGTGTGGACGATTTAATCATCTCAAGGCCCATGACCTTCATCTGTGGTTCTTTGTATTGTACACCTTCGTTGTTATATACATTCAGAATATATCGTTTCTTGGCAGTCCAGATACCTTTGTTAGAAAGGCCTTCTCGTTTCATCTGCATTTTTTGGTCGTAGGCATGAACATAATCAGCCAATTCTTTGTATGACTTATCAATATATGGTTGAAGTTTTTCTTCACAGATTTTATCCATGAGTGTTATAACTTTTTGTTTATCTGTGGTATCTTTAACAAATTTATTAACTAGTTCACCCATACGGAGATAAATCGAATCAGTATCAGAAGCAATAACATAATCGACATCCTTTGTGTCAAGTATCTTATTCATCCATTCATTAATTTTGTTTTCAATCCAACGAATACTCAACTGACCAGCAGTAGTAACACCAAGGGCCATACGTAAATCATAAAAACGGAAATATTGGCTACCGAGAGCACCATAAGCAGAATTAAGGGAAACTTTCTTCGCCAGTTGAATGTTGTTGTATTTGGCGATTCGTTTTTCGATTTCATATTTCTTTGATCCATCTGTTTCATTTTCATATTCCTGTTTTGCTTGTAACATTAACTTCTTGAACTTACTTCTGTCCGTATACATTTCTTCCATCATCTTAGGTAAGAACCCCTGAATATCAGTACGAAAGAATTGGCCATTAGGTGTTAATGTTGCATTTTCTAATTTTGTTGTATCGATTCCTTTTTTCAAAAGTCTATCAACAGAAACGCCTTGTTCTAATACGTTACGCATTTCATCTGTATAATTTTCTGGTTCAATCAATGTTTCTGGTGAAATGTTATACTGCATCATCAAATGTGGATACAAAGAATTCAAATCAAATGAGGCAACCCAATCGTGTAGTCCGGTTTGTGGTACTTTAACATAGGCACCTTCAAATGCGGCATCTTTATCTTTGACTACTCGTGGAGGAACAATAATATCTTTTTCACGGAGATAAGAGTATGTCAATGCGTCCCACATACGAGTTTGTGCAAACACATCTTCAAAGTTTGATTTGGTGTCGTATGCAAGAGTTACTGCCAATTCAAGCAGTTTCAATTTATCTTCAAGCTTGATGATGAGTTCAACGTCTTTAATGTTATACTCAATAAACTTCTGATAGTTCAAACGATACAAGGAATGTAAATTATCATATTCATCATATGCAATCTTGCCTTCACCAAGTTCTACTTGCGCAATGTTATCCAAACGATACGATTCTTGTGACTTACCACCTGGTGCGTACCATTTGTATAGTTCAATGTAATCAAGTGAAGAAACACCGACAAGAGTATAATCGGTTAATTGTCGATTATTTACATACGCTTTGCGCTCTGTAATGTAATTCCATGGTGACAGTTTCTTGGCTTCATCTTCACCTAGGATTTTACGAAAACGATTAACAAGATATGGTATATCAAAAAACTTGGTGTTCCAGCCAGTTACGATGTCTGGATATTTGTCTTTCCAAAACTCAAGGAATTTCTTACAGAGATTGTATTCATCTTTGCATCGAATATAGATTTCACCTTCTTCAACTTGGTATTCACCACAACCAAATACGATTGGTTTGCCATTGAGAAATTTTAAACAGATTGCTGTGATAGGTTCATTCGCTTCGTATGGATCAGGAAAGCCATTCTCAGAGCCGACCTCAATATCGATTACAGCAATGGATACTTTTTCATAATCATAATCGACCATGCCTTGATGTTGATCAGCAATAAAAGCATATTCAAACCGAGTTTGGCCATAAATTTTTGGTGCACCAGAAACACCTTCAAATTGTTTGATGTATTCTCTGGCAGCTTTGATTGATGCTAGTTTTTTTTCTTCTAGGTAATCACCTTCTAGATTTGTGAAGTTGGTGATTCGTTTGGATGGAAAAAATAAAGAAGGAGCATATTCAACTCTTGTTTTTATTTTTTTACCGTTTTGAATGCCACGATAGAGTATGTTACCACCGATACTCTGAACATTAGTATAGAAAGAACTCATTAACCTGTAATTAGCGATTTAGTTGGAGGAACAACTATTCCAGAACCAAAGATTTGATTGTAATTATTAACAAAATCTTCTGCTGGAACATAGGAGTATACTACACTTTTCTTATTCAAGGCAACCGTAGCACCAGTTTTTTGTTCGGCATGAATGGGAAATGGCGCAAAACCAACGCTTGGTTGACCATCTTTACCACGTACAACAGCGATACCAACAGCATTTACCAGAACAAATTCAGTTTCGGATTCCGACTCAATTTCACCTAAAACTTCTTCTCCGGTTACCAATTTTAACGTTAATACTTTCATTTATTATCTCCAATGACTAAATAACTATGTAGTTGAAGTGAAATTATATCAAATCTATCTCTCCGTGTCAACCTGACATTCGGCATTCTTTATTATCTCCCTTTTAAAAAATCTAACAGAGGATGGTAGAGGACAACCTTTATCAAAAATAAATGTTTAAAAGTAAGATAACCGCAATTGTAACAGT